TTGATAGCAGGTGCAGCATTCGCTATGATGTGGTCGAACGTTCAATCAATTAATAAAGAAATGGACAAACCGATCAAGCGAAAGCATCCTGAAGCACCTGAACCTGGTGAACAAGTGATGTATGTTGATGTATCAGAAATGAATAGTCAACAATTCAAAGATGAAAAGCAAAGATTGGAAGATCTTTACAACCAAGACAAAGACTGATATAATTAGAGGGTGTAACAACCCTCTTTTTTTATGGACATTAAACCTCCCACTAAAATTGATGATATTTTAATTTACGATAATTTTCTTTCTCCTGAATATCCGGATTACTTGCAGCAGTTTTTCATCTATAGTGGTAAGGTTGATTATAAAATTTGTTTGAATTCGTATGTAGACAGTATTACTAGAGACGATTTGTATGATGATATTTTTAATTGTCAAGTAGTAAAGATATTGTGTAGACTTCCTCAGGGAGTAGATGATGATTTCTATACAATGACACCTTTTATTTCTGTCATGCCATTTATGTGGAGATGTAAAGTAAACTGTATATTCCCATCAGAAACTGAGAATAAGAGAATGGGTATTCATACAGATCTTCCGCAGATGGATGGTTATGATCCATATTATTCTGCCATCATGTATTTAAATGATAGTGATGGACCTACTGAAATTAAAAACATGGATACAGGAGAGATTGTACAAGTAGAGTGTAAAGAGAATAGATTTATGGCATTCCCTGGTCACTTTAAACATACTGGACACACTCCTACAAATGTTAAATCAAGATTTTTAATTAATTTTGTATTCTTTGGTAATTTTCATCCAGATTTGATGGGACAAGCTTGCCGACTTCCAAACTTCCCTTGGTCACCGAGAAATAAATAAGATATACACAGTCTTTTGATTTATGCCCACATACTATTACCCAGAAGGACCAATGGGTCCAGTATGTGATATTGCTGGACCCGATACTCAAGATCCTATTGCAGAGTTGATCGATGAAGGTGATGGTCGTGTTGTCACTTATGGACCCATTGAGTATCCAGACATGGATCAAGTCATGGGTGGTCCTGTTAGGGCACTCCTCACCAGAAGATGTAGAACAAGAACTTTAGCAGATGGTAGTGTCGAGTATTATGATTGCCAGGATGTCTTTTCTAATCCAGATGCTGGTCTTCCATCTCCATTAGGACCAGGTGGATACGACTGGGCAACAAACTCTGTTACTCCTTGGGGATTGGATGACGTACTAGAAGATATTGCTTTAGGTCCAGAGTCATGCTCTCCTCATGATCCAGATATTAATATTTTACCTCAAAGATTTTATCTACCTGATGGATCTTTTGTCCTCAAACAATTAGTAGAAAAGTCTTCACCAGTTACATTTCCTGTCAATAGTGGTGGAGCATCTTCTTCATCTGCTATTGATGGTGCAGTATTTACAACAACTGGTGATGGATCACCAGGAGATCCTATTACATTAGAAACTAACGGATCTGGTAATGCTAATATTGGTCTGACATTTCAGTGGAAAGATAATCCAAACACTGCGGGAACAGCGTTAAGTTCTCTTTCCGTTGGTGGTCTTACGTTTTATCAAACTGGAAAGCGAGGAGAAGACTCTGGGACAATCGGTATTACAGCAGGTAATAATTATCCACTTGCTATTGCTGGCGGAACTGGATATGGTGGGTTTCAAATTGTTGATGGTGGAAAGAGAGTTTGTTTCTTTGACTTGGATGATGATGATTGTAATGTGAATTTCAGAATTGATGGTGCAGCTGCTTCATCGACAGTTCCAAATGAACCTGGATATTGGTCTGATGAGGGTAATAAGTATGCAGTTTGGGTAAACCCTGAGATTTGTACTTTACCTAGACTACAGCAAAACGTCACATATCTTGTAGATATTCCTGCAGCAGATACTTACACTCTTGTTGGTGGTGCTGATGATAATTTTAATGTATTTTATAATGATGAAACCACTCCTGTGATTAGTGGAGCGGGTGGTATCTTTGCAGGAGGAGCATTGACAACTCCTTACACTCACACCAGAACACTTACGGCAGGTCAACTTAAGATTGTTGTCAATTGCACTAACTCAGATGCTGGATTTCAAGATGCAAATGGAGATCCAACTGGGTTAGCGTATAGTTGGGATAGAAATCCTGGTGGATGGTATCTGAAACTCTGTAGAGGAAGTGGTTGTACTGGTGGAACTGCAGTAACATGGAGAACATCTGGTCCACATCCAGCATGGTCAGACTTCATGAATGAGTATGCGGTGTTCCCTAGTAACAATGACACTTTAAGTGGTATCCCACAAACTGCTACTTGGACAGTGAACATTCCAGAAACAGGAACATATGACTTACAAGTTCAGGCAGACAACGTAGCTGATGTCAGTGTCAATGGAACTAGTCTGGGAACTGTAACTTCATTTACAAGCACTACAACATATACGCCCACATTAAATTCTGGTCCTAACACAATTACTACAGTAGTTACTAATCAACCAAGCACAGTTGATGATTGGGGTAACAATCCTGGAGGTGTTGCATGGAAATTGATGACACAATCAACAACAATATCTGTATCCTTTAATTCTAATGGTGATATTGTTGTAGGTGGAACTGGAACTGCTAGTGTTCAATTTAATTTTGAATGGGATGATAATCCAAACACATATGGTCAAGCACTTGGCACTGTCCGATGGGAAGTAGGTGCTGGAACTGTGCCCCTTGAATTTACTCAGACTCAGGGTGTTAGTAGTGGTAGTGCTAATCAGACTGTTATTCTTCAGGGCGGGCAGACTTATACACTTCAGGCATTTAATAATACTGGTGGATTCACTGTTCAGAACAATGGGCAGAAACTTTGCTTCAAAGATTTTGATGGGAATGATTGCAACGCTCAAGTTACTGTTGGAACTATCAGTGGTAATGGACCAAGTGAGATATCAAATTCAACAAAGAGATCTGCACCTGGACCATCTAATATGATTTGGAACACTAGAGATGATGTTTTGTATGAATATCTTCCTGTAAGTAACTGTGCTGTTCAGACTGCTTTCTCTGACTTTGGAGTTGGATTTGTTGGATATCTCTTATACAATGATGGTACAGTTCAGGAAGGTTCTTTCATCACACAGTTGCAACCTCAATATAAACTGGAAACTGTCTTCTCTGGATCTGGATTCCAAACTAATTACACCGCAGTGGCATCAACTATCTTCAGCATGTATTTGAATACCATTGGAAGATTCCCTGAACCTGCAGGATTCGACGGATGGATAAATGATTTCACATCCAATTCAATGTATACTAGCTTGACAGAGTTAACTAACGCAATCTATAATAGTTACATCACCGCACCTCCTAATGGTTCTGGTGAGCAAGCACTTCAAATATCTAGAGGTGGTCTTGCTGGTAACTACGACAACTGTGACACTAGGAGAGTCTAATGGATTTACCAAAGATTAAAAACGAGGAACTGCCAAAAGAACTGAGAGAAGTTCTTGGTGATGATGATGCTGAGTTTGAACTTATTGTAGATCCTATGGATGTTATGGCAAACATTCAAATTAATCCTGATGCATACTACGAGCAAAAACTTAAACTACAAGAAAAACTTATAGAATCTAGAAGGAAAGCAAATGAGTATGCTGAAAAAGCACGGTTAGAGAAGAAAAAAGAAGTATAAATACTTTCTCGTAACGTTACAAACTTGTAACACTTGCCACTTCTTCAGGTATGTGTTATAATTATCCCCAACGCAGACAAGTCGAGTCTGCTTCAATCTGCGGGTAACCATTCCGCAAGTAACTAAAAGGTAAAAAAACAATGATCAAATCTGCAATCGCACTTGCTGCCGCTGCACCCCTGCTTGCAGCACCTGCCCTTGCTGGTCCCTACGTTAACGTAGAGGCAAACTCGGGTTTCACTGGCTCGGATTACACTGGTACAACGACAGACGCTCATGTGGGCTACGCTGGCGAAGTCGGTGCTGTAGGCTACTACGCACAGGTTGGTCCTAGCTTCGTCACTGTTGATGGTGGTGAAAGCGACACCGTTCTCTCTGGTAAGGTTGGCGCATCTGTCGCTGCTTCTGAGGAACTCTCCATTTATGGTGAATTCGCATTCGCTGGTGGCGTTGATGATGCCGACAACGGTTATGCAACTAAGGTTGGTGCAACCTGGAGTTTCTGATATATAATATGAGACCTTTCGTGCGGTCTCTACATTAGTCGGAACACCCAATGGGACCTCTATGAGGTCCCTTTTTCATCAGAGATTATTATGACATTTACTGTATATACTAGGGACGGTTGTCCTTATTGCACAAAGATCAAGCAAGTGCTTGCTGCTAAGAACTTGCCTTATGTCGAACACAAACTTAATAGAGAATTTACTCGCGAAGATTTCTACAAACAGTTTGGAACTGGTAGCACTTTCCCTCAAGTTCTGCTAGACTCAAAACGTCTTGGTGGATGCACTGAGTCAGTCAAATATCTTCGAGAAAACAATATGATTTAACACTAAATAATCTTGAGTTCAAAACATAGGAGGGTTGGTTTCCAGATTATTGTAAACTTTCTATAGGGGGAAACCATGTTAGTTGCACTGGTAGTTTTAGTAGTCCTTGGAGCATTTTTATTAGGAATTACATTGTCCTGGTTAGCAAAAGGATACGTTGAAGACTTCATCGAGAACGCAGCATATGCCAAATCAGTTACGCATCCTGAAATGTTCGATGAAGATGGTAACATGTTGCATGATGATCTCATCTACATCAGACCAGACACACAATACTGGACTGAGTTTGAAGATGAGGATGATGAATGATTAAAGGAGATTTAAATTATGCCTACACGATCGATTGAAAATAGCAACTCAAGGTTGCTTATTAGTGAGATTTTACGAAAGGTCTCTAATGCAAAAACCAAGGCAGAGAAGATTTCTTTGCTTCGGAAACACAACAGCACTGCTCTCAGGCAGATGTTGATCATCAACTTTGATGAGAGCATTATTTCGATGCTCCCAGAAGGTGATGTGCCTTACACTCCAAATGATGCTCCTGTTGGGACGGATCATACTCGTCTTGAGCAGGAGTATCGTGGTCTCTATCGTTTCTTCAAAGGTGGTGCAGATAAATTGCCTTCCTTGAAGCGTGAGTCGATGTTTGTACAACTCTTGGAAGGATTGTCTGCAGAAGAGGCAGAACTTCTTGTTCTTGCCAAAGACGGACGTATCAACGATAAGTATAAGCGCATCACTAAAGCAGTGATTAGCGAAGCATTTCCTAGCATCGAGTGGGGAGGTCGTTCCTGATGGGGAAGGGTGTAAAAATACTTCGGCAAGATTGCGATCCATCTCTTGCTGAAGATAGATCTTTTCCTTACACTGCTTATTTGGTTGAGTATAAACAGGATGGCATGACTAAGTTTGATCTAGTTTCTGCTGGAAAGCAAGTTGATATCTTTGATTATTATTGGGACTTGTATCGGCATGATTTTGTCAACATGACCCAATCTGAAGGTAGAGCAAATCCCAAATTATGGAACGATCCAAACGAAAAGAAAAAGAAAAAGTGACTATCTATTTTGATAAACGCGCCTTTGAGGAGCAAGAAAAAGAAGAAGAACTAAAGCAAGAAGAGTTAGATAAGAAGCAAAAGCAAGAGGAAGCAGTAAAAGCAGTTGCTGGAGCAGTTGCATTTTTTGTCAAACCTCTTATGATTATGCTAATATGGAACTCTATTCTGCCAGGTAGTTTTGGTGTCCCTGCAATTGGATACTTAAAAGCACTTGGTTTGTACATCCTCGCCCGACTTTTTATTGACAAGAATGACTAAAGTATGCTTAGTATCTGTTACTCCTGATGCAGAGAAGACAATCGGTTATATTGCTCGTGTAAGCAATCCTGCAAATCAGGACAACCCTAAGGTTGCAGGACTGTTGAAGTATTGTATCAAGCATGGACACTGGTCTGTGTTTGAACAAGCAACGATGACTCTGGAGATCTCTACTACTAGAGGTCTGGCAGCTCAAATCCTACGTCATCGTTCATTTTGCTTCCAAGAGTTTTCCCAACGCTATGCTGATTCCTCCTTACTCGGTGAGACGATCTCGCTCCCAGAACTCCGTCTTCAGGACCACAAGAATCGGCAGAATTCTATCGATGCTATTGACCCGTTTACTAAGCAGAAATATGAGATCTTGATGCAGCATCATTTCAAAGCAGGTATGGAACTATACCAGCAGATGCTTGATGAGGGAATCGCAAAGGAGTGTGCTCGTTTTGTGCTTCCCCTCGCCGTAGGGACAAAATTGTACATGACAGGAAATCTCAGATCATGGATCCATTACATCAATCTGAGGACTGCCAACGGCACCCAGAAGGAGCATATGGACATTGCTGAACTGTGTAAGCAGCATTTCATCTGTCAGTTCCCAGTCGTCTCTGAGGCGCTTGGGTGGTGCCCTGAGGGCGATTGTGGATGCCCTGAGAAACTAGACGATTGTGATTGTCTACAACCGTCTCTGAGGATTGACTGATGGGTATGTATGAATCGCTAAATTGTTTTGAGGAAGCACTCAAACATTTTGGCACAAGAGTTGAAATGATTACTGCCATGGAAATGGCAAGAAGAATTTCTCCTGAAGATGCTTATCAACTAATTAAAGATGAGATGAAGGAACTGAAGAAGTGCCGCAAACAATTCAACAAAGAGGAGAACTGTTAAATGCCTACATATCCTGTAAAACATAAAGAGACTGGAGAAACAAAAACTCTCTCCATGACTATGAAAGAATACGATCAGTGGAAAAAAGATAATCCCGATTGGGACAAAGATTGGCAGGCAGGTGTCGGAGGTTTAACCTACGGTCAACCTAAACAGTCTGATGGTTTCAAAGAAGTGATGTCCAAAGTGCAGAAAGCACACCCCCGTTCAAACTTGAGTCGATATACTTGATATGGCAAGAGCAAGAAAGCGTAACACAACCAGCAATCCTGTACCTCCTCACATGACTGCTAAACAAATCAAAAGGAAGAAACCAATTGATGCATCTTACATGGTGCCTATCAATCCATTGACTCCTAATCAGGAGACCGTGTTCCAGCAGTATGCTGAAGGACAGAACATTTTGCTGCATGGTGCTGCGGGCACGGGTAAAACTTTCATCACTTTATATCTTGCTTTGCAAGAAGTGCTTGACGAATCTACACCTTATGATAAGATATACATTGTAAGGTCTCTGGTTCCTACCAGAGAAATTGGTTTCCTTCCTGGAGACCATGAAGATAAGTCTGCACTTTATCAAATTCCATACAAGAACATGGTTAGATACA